CCCGGTGGTGGGCGAGGGGTCGTTCAGGAAGGGCGTGATGTAACCGCTGCCGTTCTCGCCGGGTCCCCAGGTGAAGCCAGTCCCTGTCCAACGAAGGGTGTGGTTGTAGTCGGTGACGTAGACTATCTGGCCGGTGTTGGCGGCGGTGAAAGTGCCCGCCAGCGCCCCGAGGTCTGCTTGGCTGCTGTCTACAATTGTGCTGCCATTGATGCTGGCGACCTGTTGAGAGAGGGTGGTGAAGATTGAGAGCAACCACCTCACCCAGGGTTGCGACATCCCGGTGTTCTGGTCGGTGTTTTTGCCATCCGTCCCGATGAATTTATCACGCATCGGTGGAGGAGTGGGTAGGGTGATTACGGGCATCTCAGCTAATCCCCGGTTCGACCTGTAAAAAACTATCTACCACCCGCCACGGAATCGGGTCGCTCATGTTGATTTCGTAGATTCGGTCCCTCGCTCTCCCCAGCCGTCTCCACATCACCCTGCGCGTGTACTCGCCTACCTGTCCGCAGTCGGCAGGCACCTCGCTGCTCCACACCTGACCGCCATCGTTAGACCAGCGAAGGTTCATCACCGGACCCCGAGCTACCCCGAGGCCGTCGAGCAAGGGAGGCGTAGGCCCCAGTCCGGGCTGCACAAAAACCTGCATCTGTTGATGAAAAGCCCACTGTTGCTCGTTGCTGATGTGAGGGGAGCGCCGGAGCCTTCTGATAAGCACCCCGTTATCGTCATAATAGTTAATACTCATATCGTAAATCTTGCCGCTCTGCCAGTCGCCTACCAGGTGCTTGTTCACAAAGAACACATGATTCCAGCTGTGGTGGGCTTGATATTCGGCTAGGCGCTGGTCCCAGAATCCCCGCTCATGCCACATCCCGGTCGCCACGTCGTAAACCCAGGTGTGAGTCTTTGTTTCGTGAGGGAGTACTTCGGCGGTCGGAAAGAATAGTACGTAGAACGCGTGCCCCTGGTCCTGATAGCCATACGAAACCGCATCGCTGATATCGCCATATTTAGAGATAGCATTTTCGATGGCGTGATTGGAAACCCGAGTGGGCGTATACCCGCTGGCCCTCCAGACCACCCCCCTTCCGCGAGTATCCTTGCCCACCCAGAAAATTGTATTGTCGAGCTTGGCGATGGAGTTGATGGCGGCAATTCCGCCTTCGATAACCTGTGCGCTGGGGTTCACGTCGAAAGGGAAGTCAACGTTGCCGCTGAGGTAGTAGACGGTGCTGGCGAGCGAGCTGAACAACCAGATTTCGTTGTGGTCTACTATCATGGAGATAAGATTGCCCGCGAAGATGCTAATCTGTGCGAAGTCCAGCGGGTCCCAGACGGTGGCGTCGATGGGGCCGGAGATGCGGAAAGTGTTAGTGCCGCCGATCAGAGCAATAAAAAATCCCCCACAGAAGTCCACCTTGATGACATCATCACCCGCGAGGGCTGCGACTGGCGCGAAGGCGTTGGTGCTGAGCGTCAGAACATAAGCGATTCCGGCGCTCGCAATCAGCAGTTGGTCGCCATAGGCTATCATCGACACCGGGAGCTGGTCGTTGGCGAGGTTGCCGAGATTGGTGGGAGCGCCTGTGGTGGCGGGGATTTCATACAACGCATCATCACTCACAAAGAAAGCCCGGTCGTTTATCTGCCAGCTCCCGCGAGTTTGGTTGCCTGCCGAGGTGTACTCAAGCAATCCCGGCGTCGGGTAGAGCACCACCTTCTGATTCTCGTTGCCCACTTCGATTTGCTCGGGATAGAGATTGATAGAGGCTTGGTTAGCGGCGCTAACCGATTGTGATTCGTAGCTGGGTCCGACGAATCCGAAGCTAGGCACTAGTGACTCCCCGAGAAGCCGCCCGTGCGCCAGTTGAAGCTGGGCAGTTGTTTGCCGCCGCAGTCCGGGATTCCGCTGTCGGTCGTGGCAATCTGCGGCGAATCGCTGTTGTTGCCGAAGATGTAGTTGAACGCATTGTTAGCGAGGGTGGCGAGCGAGCCGCTCACCTGTTTGCCGAACGCATTCGCCATCTCCACCGCCAGCGAATAGACGATGGCGTTCTGGTAGCCGGGAGGGAAGCTCACCGTGTCTGTGAGAGCAGCAAACTGACTAATAACCTGCCAGTACCAAAGTTCGAGTCCGTAAGCGACCGTGGGGACTGGCCAGATGTAGAGTTGACCGTTGGGCCACGCCGGGGAGTAGTAGAGGTCGGTGGGGAGAGTGGTGGTGATAGTGGGGACGGGTTGGTTTTCCCAGAATTGGTCGTTACGGATGTTCAGCGGACTCTTCACGTAGGGAACCACGTTGTTCAAGATAATGTTGGCGGCCTCGATGCGGACGGGGCGCTGGCTGACTGTGTAGGTTGCGCCGCTCGGGCCGATGGTGTGGGGAATCAAGCCCGGCACCAGCGTATACTGAGCAAAGGTAGTCGTATAAATCATCAACCTTCGCGCATTCCATGCATCCAACATCCGGTTTAGCTTGCGAAGTGCAAACTGGGCGTCGGCGGCGGAGGGGACTTCACCCTGAGCATAGCTACCAATTTCACTGAGGCTGTCGGTGATGATGTCGAGGACTGTTGCCACGGAGCCTCCTGGGGATTGAGAGAGGGGGTGACCTTTCAGCCACCCCCGCCCTTTACTATCTAACTAATAGCTAGGAAAGAAAGGCTTCGCCGCATTCGCATCGTAGGCATAGCAAAGTTGCTTGCTAGTTACTGCCGTGGAAGCGAGTGCGATGTTGCCCGCTGTGGTGGTGGTGAAGTTACCGTCTGGGATGATACAGAACGGTCCACCGTTGTAACCGATCGGAATCACGAACCCGGTGATAGCGAGTGCGCCGGTTACGTGAAACAGGGGGCCGCTCGGGGTGATCGTCCCGGCAGCCGAAGCCACCGCAGCGGTCACAGCGATAGGAGTCCCGGAGTTCCCCGGATTACCCCATCCCGGCACCCACTTGTTCAGCACCGTCGAGCACAACCACTGATTGCCGGTGATGATGTTGATGTAGGGGGTGTAGGCGGCGTTGGTGCAGGCAGCCGGATAACCCGCTGCTCCGCTTGGGTCGGTGTTGTAGAAGGCGCGAGGCGGACCGGCGAGCACAATCGCTCCGCTCAGGTGAGCGTTAGAGCGCGTGCCAGCCTGACCCCTGCTGACCTTCACAAATCCACTGGTCGTATCGACCGCGAGTACCACAAGATACTCGTTGTCGATGTAGAGGCCGGTGGCAGTGGTCCCGCCGCTGACGGTGATGCCGGTCGTCGAGGCGACATGAATCGTGTCGCTTGTCCGACTAACACCCGCCGCGAGGGTGGTTTGGGTGAGTGAGGTGGTAGCGAACGCCGGAGTGAGTCCAACGAACGCCAGAACCAGCGAGATAACGGCTTTGTATAGTGTTTTCATGTTAGTCATTATCTCCTATGCACTCAACATTCTTACGGCGCAGTTATCGCCGTAGAGAACTCCAAAGCCCATCAACACGTCGAAGCGGTTAATCATGCGCGATTGAACCGGGTCGAACATCCTGACGAACCGCACCGCAATCCCAGTCTCGGGGTCGCGTTGCTGGCTGGACATTTCGACTGCCTTCGGGACTTCCAGCTTCACACCCACCAGCGCGAAAGCATCCCGATGCAGCGCCAGATTCTGCGCTCCCGTGAGGCCCTGCGGTGCTGAGGTGCCGGGGAACAACGTGATGACTGCCGAAGCGCCCGGAAGCACATCAACGTTTTGATACTGACCAGCCGGATACAGCCCCGGTCCAACGATGGCGGGTTCGATGTTCAGCACATCCGTGCCGCCCGTCAGGGTGAGGTCTGCGGTGACAACAAACTGCTTGTCTTCAGCTCCCACAACTCGGCGCGACTGGGGGTTAACCATTCGCACGCCGTCGAAGCTGATGACATCGCCCTTCAGGAACGTCTCGGCTGCGGTGCCCGTGATGTTGATGGCGCTGCCGGACTGGCCAGCTCCCACCACGGTCACGTTACCAGCGGTCCCAGCGGTCCCGGCAGTGTGGTTGTAGATATTAACATCTTCCCACACGTCGAAGCCACTGAGCTTGCCCAGGAAGCCTTCGAGGTACTGGTCGCTAATCTGACGGCTCGGGTTGAGGAAACTCGCCAGACTCGGGACCATGCTCGTATTAACCTGAGGCACCACCGTGAGGGTCTTCTTGCCGGGAGGGCACGCAAGATTAACCATGCGTTCCCGCGCCTGCTCGAAGGTGGTCATCGAGGTGGGGTTGGTGCCCAGCACGCCAACGATGTTGTTGGTGTTCTGGTAAGCAAACAAGGCTGCACGCGAATCAATATCGTTCGCAATTGCGGCCATCGCTGGCTTGATGTATTCGTTGCGGATTGCTTCCTCGCCACGCTCCATTTTCAGAGCCTTTTCGACGGAATCCCATTCGAAATCGACGCCGAAAATCTGGTTACAGGTGACAGAGGTGTACTGGCGATCTAGAGCTTGGGGGTTGTAGCCGAGGCCGTCGCGGGTCTTGAAGCGTTGGGGCAGCTTGACCCGAACGGTCTCGCCCACCGCAAACTCTCGCGTATACTCTTTGTTGTAGTCGGTGTTCATGTAACCGGCTACCTTCAACTGGTTGACGAGTATACGCAAACTCTCCATCGTCACCCAGTCTACAAATTGAAATGAATTTGCCAAGCATCACTTGTGAGATATTTAAGAGCGTTTCCCTCGCTCCTCGGCGTCCTTTAGGCGTCGATATGTGCCAAAGTCACCGGCTGCGAGCGCCGCCGCTATCGGGTCAACTTGTCCACGAGTATTAGCCTCTCGTGGCGGGGGAGGCGCTTTTGGAACCTGACGTTGCACAGGCGCAGGGGCGTCGGTCATTTCGAACTCAACTTTGGCGAGAGCCTTGGCGGCTTCAAGCGGAGGCATCCGGTTCAGGGCTTCGAGCTGGTCGGGATTGGAGGCGAAGTGATAGAGCACCTCTGCTCCATGTTCGCTGTTCATCACCCACCAGTCGATTGCTGAGCCTTCTGCCACGGGGAGGTCGGGGTTGAGAGCGATGGTGTCGAAGTCGGGGTGTCGCTTGCGGGCACCGTCGATTTTCGAGTTCCACTGCTCACGCTCAACCAGAACCGTC